CATATCCATAATCACCTCGCTTTCTTTTTAAGATAATCCTGTTTTAACCTTGTTATCTACGATTTCGTCACTACGGTTTTTGCTAATATTATTGGCTTTTTCCGCATTTTGTTGCATACCGTCCAAAGGAATAAGCGCACCACGTTCCTCGATGATACGCTCAACCTCGTCGGGTGCTGCGTCAGGCGACTTTTCGATGACCGTTTTCATAGACAGCCATTGAGACTCCATAGACAAGTTCGTAATCTTGGTATTGTTGGTTTCCAATGACCAAGGCACGATTTCGGTAGCAATATGAAGTTTTGAATATTTGTCAACACCATTGTTTTCAAGGTCAAGACCCTCTTGGTGCAAATACACCATGTCATTGACAAACTTTTTCCAATCCTTTGCGTTTTGTGTTGCCAAAGCATAGTCATTCGACATAGCAAGGGCAATGCCGTTACCGCCACTATTGGTAGTTGTAATATCCTTTGGTGTGATGAAAGATGTTGACGAGAACAATGAAATTTTTTCCTCCAAAGTCTTGAGGTAGTCATTCATCGTCGTGGGTTCTGGCATCTTCAACACCTCGGCCGATTGCTTACCACCCGTTGTATCGCTTGAAAGGTTGATAATCAACGTAGAACTATCGCGCTTGAATGAATCGGCATCCATTTCTCCTGTGAACACAAGGGCAAACGTACCAAAGCGTTTCAAAGCAATATTGTTGATATTCGCCATAAGTTCCCACATTTCACATGAACTTTGCGCATATTCCCAAGCAACCGTTTCGCGGCGGTGCAAAAGCGGACAACGAGAAAAGCCGTGTACTTCACTTTGAATATTCCACGTCTTGCCGTCATCGGATGGTGTGCAACGGTAATGGTTTTTGTTATCGTATGTGTCAATAATCGTCTTTCCGTCAAGTTGATACACCAAAGAACGTGCAACCTCAAAACCGTACTCGTCATAGTTTGGTACGATTTGGTAGCCGTCACGATAACTATATGTTGTTACTACTGTCTTTCCGTTTTCTTTGTCGAAACTAAACAAAAGGCCGCAGTTACCAAGTTTCTTACAAATGTTGATAGCACGGGCGAGCTGCCAGTCAAGATTGCGTTGTTCCCATTCGTCTTTTACGGTTTCAAACGGGTCTATACCGCCATTCTTGGCATCGTTCTTACCAAGGTTAAACAACAACGGATTGGACGTAAGAGAACGGACGTGTGCGGCGTGTATCAACTTTTGGAACGAGCACGTTTGGGTCATATCCATCATGCCAAAGTTCAAAGGCGTACCGTCGATTTTTACTTTGATGTGTGGAATTGACTCGTTCAACAAAATGTGATGCAAGTCGGGCTTGTATTCCGTAATATAGCGGTCTTGCGAAATCGGTGTAAGTTCAAGGTTCGCAAAGCCAGTATCAAGAATTGTGTTATTCAAGATAGGCTCGCCCTCATAACCATGAGGCACCATTTTGCCGCCACGTGTAAAAGGCTTCATTTTCACAAGCCGATTCGGGTCTTGGAGAAACCATTTTATGTCATGTAGTCTAATCATCGTTATATCGTACTTAAAACATTTAATATTTCACTCGCATTACGTATCTTCTTTCTGTGTATTCGTGGGTCAACGTAGTTTTCATTCGTCACGTTAAGCATCGCCAACATGTCCTCGGTTTGTATTTGCTTGCGGATTATTCCTGCGTCCTCTTTAAGCATCTTATGGCAATCGTAGATACTACCGCCACAAAGCAATATGACGTTATCGAAAAGGTCGGGTGACATACCCTTTAGCAACGAGTGCATATCCTCTTTGCTCATCATCATTATGCGGCCATTGGGCGTTTTCTTGAATTGGAATATACGGCTTTCAAACACCATGTGCTTTAAGTAAGTCGTACCGCCCTCGCGTTTCATGTTCTTGTGATTATATCGCGCATTGGCCAATTGCGGCTCGTAGTGAATCAAGCCCGATTGTATCATTTCCATTGTCACGTGTCCAGCCTCGTCTTTCAGCGTCCTAAATTGCGTCTTACCGCGATTAGACGGCGTTCCTGCGCCACTAAACAATATGGCACGTGGGAAACATTCTTTTAAGAAACCGAAACCTTGCACGTCGATAATCATTTCCTTTTCTTGTAGGTTGTGTTTATCGCGGAAATTCATTGCCATCATAACGGCCTCGCGGTTATTGTTATCCATCGAGTAGCGAATGTCACGGCAAATCCATCCGTAATGTGACCACAATTCCCAATATTTGAAAGTGAGATTGTCAAAACCAGTAGTGGCCATATCCATTGTCATGCGGCGTTTCAAGAGTTCGCTATCACGCGGAACGTCTTTAGGTCTAAACATTCTTTCAACGTCCATCTTTGAAAGTTCCACGTTCACAAGGTCATCAAGATTTTCTTCCTCGTCGTTAATCGAATAATTCCAATTAACTTGATAGGCAGATGCTGCGGTGGCACTATTAGCGGCCAAACCGCGATAACCTTTGTTCTTGGATAGCATTTTCTTGTTATCGCGCACATCAAACGTAAAGAAAGCCATCGAAAGGATGAAATCCTCGTATGTCATATCGGGGTCAACGGCCAAAAGCGAATCTATATGGTCTTTGCACTTTTCGTACACTTCGCGTTTTGTTCTACCCCAAACACACTTGTCAAGGTCGCCATTCGGCATACAAAAGAACATAACAACACCGTCCATCGACTTGTCAACAGTACCGTCATCGTTAATCCAACCGCCGCCGTGCTCGCCTTTTCCACACATCTTACGCATGAAACATTCGCGCTCGGGGTTTTGTGCCAAATATACTTGTGCCTTGCCGCTTGAATCACTACGCAAACGTGGGAAAAAAGCGGATATTGTGCGCCAAAGGAACTTATTGCACTCGTCAAAGATTAGTTTCTTTGCTTGCAAACCCTTGGTAATCTTATCAATAACAATAGGGTTCTCGTTGTCTAATTGTTGGAACTTTATCTCGCTACCGTTGTAAAGTTTCATACCCATGTCCGTTTGGTTACGGATAATTTCGCCTATCGGGTCATGCGGTTGTTTCTTTACTGAACGGTCAATAAGTGGGTACATTTTCTTTAGTGTGTCATTCACCTTACCTGCGCCCCAAAAGTCCGATACGTTACGCATAAAGCAAACTATCTTAGCGTTATCGTTCATAGCAAGGTGTTCTATTGGCGCATAATACAAAGCAACGGATTTGCCGCCACCCGTACCGCCAGTAAAGCACACGATGTCTGCGTTAGAACGGATAGCAAGTCGTTGATTGCCATCCTCCAACGGAGCCAGTACTATGTCGTTACGCTTTCTCGCCATACGCGAACCTATTTATATAATATATACAACTTAAACTAAAAGAAATTTCTTGTTGCAAAGGTACACATTGTTTCAATGTGTTTTTGACCACGTATTTGAAAAGTTTTTGAAAAATGAGGATTTTCAAAGAGAAAACATAAATACACATTTTTTGAATATTATAAATTATAGTATCTTTGCACCAAACATTTTTGTTTATTTAAATTTTAAATAGTAGAAAACTATGACAAAAGAAGAGGCTTTACAGAAAGTAAACGACTATTGTAACGAGAAAAGTTACACCAATGCGACACTCACCGATGGTTTTAAAGACAAGTTTGCTGAACATCTTGCAAAGCGTTATCCAGACGCAGCAGCTGACGATGAAACGGCACTTGGCGACATGAAATTTGCGCTTAACTCCGCTTTTAGTGGTGCAAGCCTTATTATCACGGATAAGACCAAGGAATTTGAGACGAAAGAAAACGGCTACAAATCCCAAATTGCTGAGTTAGAAAAGAAGAAAGAGCCAAAGAAAGACCCAAAGGATTTTGAACTCCCTAAAGAGATTCAAGACAAATTGGATGCTTATGACAAGTTCATGGACGGTGAAAAGAAAACCACCAAGTTCAAGAACATCATGGAATTGGCCAAGAAAGGCATCCGACAAAATCTTCATGCGTCGTTCGAGAAATTTGCGACGGATTATGATGTTAAGTTGGATAAAGAAGACAAGGAGCAAGCAGACGCACTTGTAACGCGCTTTAAGGAAATCTTTAAAGATTCCATTGGCGACATTGCACCGTTGGCACCTCAACAAACGCAAAAGCGCGACGAGGACTTCATTGCTTCGCTAAAGAAAGTGAAAGTTCAATAACATTTTAAATAACAAAAAATTATGGTTACGAATCTCCAATACTTTTTCGAGACCGCTAAGAAACTTCGCGGCGGTCGTTGGGTGTGGGTAAAGGATAGCAACGGCGAAAACCGTAACAATATCCTCCTTGGCGGTACTATCGCTAACCCCAACAAGGGATTTGGCCATCTTTGGGCTGCACAACTTATGCAGTACACTCCTGGCCAACCTATGCTGATTTTCCGCTCGTTTAAGTTGAAGGCCGATGCTGCGGCAAATGCTACTACCATCTACATTGACGGTGATGGCTATTCAGATGCGCCCGAGGTAGGTCAATACCTCATGGTCGCCCCAGATTCCACTAAGGTTGTTACTACCACATACGAGACTACCGAAGATGGTGGAACATACACTACGACTGCATCTACGACTGAGGCCGACTATACTGGTACTTACGCAAAGGTTACGGGCGTTACTTACGACGAAACAAACCAAAAGTTCGAGGTCACTCTTGAAAACAAACTTTCGACTGCTAAGATTGATGCAGGTACTATTCTTGTTGAGGCTGATAAGGCCAAAGACACCGAAAGCACTGGTTCTGCACCTGTTCTTTGCCCGAAGCCCAACGTATTCAACGAGGCCGACCGTGATATGCTTCCCACCGAGGGTTATGGTTTCCAAAATGCTAATTATAGCGTTTCGGGTGTCTATAACAAGCAGGCGTGGATTGCTAAGATGCAACCGCTACCCAAGTACGTGCTTGCACTTAACAAGTCGCTTATTGACGGTATCTTCTGGATTTAATCATCGTCGCTATTATTAACACGTAATTAAAGAAAGGAAACAAGATATGGCAAATGCACTTAAATTCCACTTCACCCCTGATGAGGCCATCGAAAAACTTTATCAAAGGGGCTTTATGGATGGGGCTAATGCAGGCTTCCTCCAAACACTGATTGACTCTACCATCGAAATCGAGGAAAATGCGTTCTTCTGGCAAGAGCACTTCCGCGTCGAGGGTAACGAGTATGACATCGACCGTAACGACCTCAAAAAGAACCCTGCTTGGACGGTTAAGCAAGGCATCAAGCGTACCGTGCCTATGGCCGACGCTATGGCTCCGCTGTCCGAAACCATGCAACTCGAGGCCGAGGGTATGGAGGAAAAGACGGGCTCTATCTACCAATATGGTAAGGGCTTGTTTGAAACCTCTATGTCTAAGTTGGAACTCCAAGCACGTCTTCGCGAGCTGGGTGCCGACGAGAACCTCGTTGTCGGTTTTGTTCGTGGTGTCGCCGACCTTGTAAAGACGCAAAACCTGCGCGTTTCACACATGGCCGCTATGACAATTTCACGCGGTGGTCAATACGGTAACACTATCAACGTTACCAACGTTGCTGGCGGCACTACTACCACACAAGGCTTTAGCGGTGTTGTCGCTAACCAAAGCGCATACATTCCCCTTGCCAACTACAAGAAGGCTGGTGCAAAGGTATGGACTGCAAACGATTGCGACATTCCCGAACAAATGCGTAAGATTGAGGCTGATTTCAAGGAGGCTAACTACATTCCCGACGGCACACCGTTCGAGTGGGATATTCCTTGGAACATCGTAGTGAATGTCCTCTTGAAGAACGCCGCTTTCATCAAGGAAGTAAACCGCTACATCGCCCTCTACGCGCCCGATAAGGTTATCGTTGTCACCAACGGCAGCTCGACTACCAATGTTGACACAATCACCTACGAGCAACTAGTGCTTTATTCCCGTTCACCCATCAGTAAGATTTCGCCTATCCGCATCGTGCGCGAGCAACAAGTGGTGCAAGGTATCACTACCTACACTACCGTTAGGGGTTGGGCTCCTGGTGTGGCTGTTCTCCGTCCTCTTGGCTATGCAGGTGTCTTGGTACACGCAAAGGTCGCCGAAGTTGAACTGATGAAGAGCGGCGAGGTCAACAAGGGTATCGACTTCTCTTTGGCAAAGGTGCAAGGTTTCTTGAACGTTATCAACAAGGTTACGCCTAATGGTATGTTGAAGTCCTACCACACCGATGTCATCGGACGTTACGCTACCGTGCTTGACGAAAGCCAGTATCACGTAGTCGTTGACACCACAACTGCGGATAACTAAACCTTTAGAATTGGGAAAAGATTTTGCTCATAATAAAAGATTGATACGACGATGACGGTACTTGAATGGTTGAAAAAGAAAACACGTTACAGTTTTGAGGAAGGTAACTTCGAGGTTATTGCCCTCGACCGTGGCGTTCAGCCCGACGATGACGTGTATGGTGCTAACGTTACCAAGCGTCTTAGGGATTTGATGGAGGCTGATATTATTTTCACCGCCGTTCTCCTTTCGCCTTCAAATACCGCATCGTTGTCGCAATCTCACAACGGTTATCAAAAGACCATTGGCCAAGAGCAGGATTTCTACCAAGACGAAAAGATTAAGTACGCAATCCGTATCTATACGATGTACGGTGATGAACGTGCAGGTATCTTAGAAAGCGCACGACGTAAGATTAAGTTCGTACCCATTGAGGACGTTGACAAATTATAATCACTATGGCATTACGCGACGAAATATCCGAATATCCTTATACGGGCGTTGTAAGACGCAAGGTAGAGGGTCAAGGTGACGAAGATGATGTTGATGTAGTCATCTACGAGGGCGTTATGGATGAACACATGACTACGGATGACGAGGGTCACACCTTGCAAACAGCGTCCTATGTTATTTCCATGCCGTTGACTAAA